AGAAATAAATTCATTTGAAATTGATAAAAAAGTTGCATTCAATTGTTTAGAAGATGTAAAGAATATAATTGATGATTATAAAATTTACTACCATAAACTTGATGAGAAATATACTGAATTTGATAATGAAGGAAAATATAAAAGCTTGTCTGTATTTCAGATAATTCGCACTCAATATAACAAGCTTCAAACGAAAATAAATGATCCTAAAGAGCTGTTTTTTAATATAGTAGATAATATAATTGATATTATTCAAGGCAGTAAAAACTATAGTGAAATCGCATACGAAGAATTGGAAATATGTGTACATATACTTGTAATTGACGCATTTATTAGATGTAAAATTTTTAAGAATCCGGAGGGCTATAACCATGTTGTTACCAGATAACATACATCCTGATCTAAGTATTTATTATAATGGTTCAATAGTACTGATGGAATTGAAAAACAATACTCAACAGCAAATATTTGATTTGTATCAAAATGTAAGAGCAAAAAATAATATGTCATTTCCAACTCTTATGTTAAGCTTAGATTGGTTGTATTTGATTAATGCAGCTAAGCTCAATCAGAATGGGTGGGTAGAATTATGTTTATAAAGAGTTTAAAAATATCAAACAAACTTGGTGCTATTAGGAATATTGAATTTAATAAAGGCCTCAATCTGATTATTGATGAAACACCTACAACTGATGAACAAATGACTGGAAACAATGTTGGCAAAACAACTGTCTTAAAGCTTATTGATTTTTGTTTGGGAGGCAACCCATCAATTATATATACAGACACAGAAAACAAAAAAGAATCATATGACCTTGTTAAAGATTATTTAGTTAATGAAGAGATTTTAATTACCTTAGTTTTGATTGAAAATTTAAATGATAATAATTCCCACAGTGTTGAGATAGAGAGGAATTTTTTATCAAGAAAAAGAAACATAAGACAAATAAATGGTGAGCCAATACTCGAAAAAGACTTTGAAAACGAATTGTTAAGGCTATTAATTCCCAATCAAAAAGCAGAAAAGCCTACATTTAGACAGATAATTTCTCATAATATAAGATATAAGGATGAAAGCATAAATAAAACCTTGAAGACATTGGATAGGTACACCTCTGATGTGGAATATGAAACCCTCTATTTGTTTTTGTTAGGTTGCTCTTTTGATGATGGTGCAAGGAAACAAATGTTGTTATCCAAAATCAAGCAAGAAGAGACATACCGCGAGCGATTAGAAAAAAAGCAAACAAAAACAGCCTATGAAATTGCATTGGCAATGATTGAGGATGAGATTGAAGAACTGGGTACAAGAAAGTCCACCTTCAATTTAAATGAAAATTTTGAAGACGATTTAGAGCAGCTTAATTATATTAAATATAAAATAAATAAATCAAGCTCTAACATTTGCAAAATGACCATTCGTAAAAATCTTATTGAAGAAGCAAAAGCTGAAATGGAAGAAAGTATATCTACAATAGACTTAAAACAATTGAAGACTCTATATTCGGAAGTTGTTGCAAATATATCAGGTATACAAAAAACTTTTGAGGATCTGGTAGTATATCACAATAATATGCTTGTAGAGAAGACGAGATTTATAACGGCAGATTTTCCAGGTTTAATAGTAAAAATTAATGCTGAAGAAGAATTTATGACCTCATTATTAAGGGAGGAAAGAGAACTTTCCTTAAAAATTACTAAGAGTGATTCATTTGAAGAACTTGAAAAAATAATAGTTGAACTAAACGAGAAATATAGAATGAAAGGTGAATATGAAAGCATTATTGCTCAGTTAGACGAAGTGGAAAATAATATTTATGATTTAAATAGTGAAATCTCAGGTATTGACGAATTTTTGTTTTCAAATGATTTTCAAGAATTATTGAAAATTCAAATTAAAAAATTCAACAAGCATTTTTCTGCAATTTCACAAGAATTGTATGGAGAGAAGTATGCTTTAAAATACGATAAAGTTGTTAATAAAAATAATCAGCAAGTATATAAATTCAGCGCATTTAATGCTAATATGAGTTCTGGCAAAAAACAGGGTGAAATATTGTGCTTTGACTTGGCGTATATAATGTTTGCGGACGAAGAGGAAATTCCTTGCTTGCATTTTTTACTAAACGATAAAAAGGAATTAATGCATGATAACCAATTGGTTAAAGTTGCTGATTTCGTAACAAATAAAAATATACAGCTTGTTGTATCCATATTAAAAGATAAACTTCCTCAAGGACTTATTGATAAAGCAAATGTTGTAGTAAAGCTATCGCAGGAAAGCAAATTATTTAAGATTGAAGAAAACCAATAATCTTGTGTTATCATTGTTGTAAAATTGTTATCAAACTGCCCCCTAACAAGATAAAAAATAATATAACGACTTGTAAAGAAACACATGAAAATCCTTTAATTTGAGCGCCACTCAAAAGAAAAATATAAAGACATATAAAGAGGGATATAGCGTTTTTACCTTAGCAATCTCCCTCGAAATGCGGTAGTCTCTAACGAGGCTCGTGGGTTCGAATCCCACCTTCTCCGCCATATAAGAACGCTAATTTTGATACGGTAAGTATCGAGGTTAGCGTTCTTATTTTATGCCCGGAAATGGCTCGAAATAAGGATTTTAGTCACTTTGAGTTTAGCATAGTCTGGCTCAAGCATAGAAAAATGCACACCGTCTCCGATTAATTGTTCCTCACCCTATACCCTCGATTACGATTTATAGGTGGGGTGTTCACTTTTTTGGAGGGGTGTGCATTTTGTTTGTACGGAACTTTGGGGGCAGTATCGATTTCCTCGGTCAGCTTCTCAATCTACACATTCAGCGCCATGCAGTCCGAAACTATCCAGCGCATTTGCATACAGTCGGCGATGACCCCATCACGGCTCTCCATCAATTGAAAATGAAATAGTAATACCGGTATTTCTGACCGGTTTGGCAACCGCCACTCCAGCCCGGGATACGGGATTTTTTATTTGAAAATGTAGAAAATTTGAGAAGAAAAAGTTATAATGTGATTATATTTAATTGTGATTCGGCAGACATCTCTATATCAATTTATGCTGATATAGTTTCGTTGCGAAGGAGGTGAAACGTATGGCCAAGTATTCGGATGAAGAAATCAGAAATACGCCAAAGGTAACAATTAAAATTGCGGCAGACTATCTTGGAATATCCCCCAATATGCTCACGCTCGGTATGCGCAATGATTTATTGCCGATAGGCTTTGCAGTCCACAATGAAGATCGTTATAAAGACAGTTGGACATATACTATCGTCCCGGAGCGTCTTATCGCCTATAATCATGGAAAAATAAACGAAGTTCAGGTCCAGAACATCGAAAAGAATCTGAACACAATCATCTCGCAGTTTGAAGAAATGAAACGGGACCTGCTTTTTCTATTAAGCGAAAAAGAGGAATTGGAGGGATAAAACAGTATGACGCCATTATGGGCAAATCTGACGCAAGCGAACCAACGGAGACTAAGGCTGCTATAGCGCGACAGGAAAGTACGGCAATGCCGCTGAAAAACGAAGTGGAACTGCCGGCGAATGTGCCAATTACACATGAAAATAAAGTCAGGAAGGAGGAATTCGATATGGCAAGAACCGCTATTGTAAAATTGACCCGGCGCCAGCTTTACGATGAGATCTGGGAAATTTCAGTTGCCGGTGTCGCCAAGAAATATGACATTCCATATACACATCTTATGAAACAGGTCAAAGAAGCCAACATTCCGATTCCTCCGTCCGGGTATTGGACAATGCTTACTTACGGAAAATCGGTTATAAAACTTGAACTTTCAGAACCGTTTGACGAAGTCGTTTCTATTTTCAACATCGACCCAGCGACGCGTAAGGCAAAGCCAAAGGAGGCACCAAAACCGGAAGTTGCCGCCGAACCTTTGCCGGAAAACGAAAAAGTTGAGAAGGAGCCTACACCTGTTGCTCTCCCTCAGAACAAACCTGTAACAGTGGTTGAGACAGTGCCGAGCATTCAGACCATTCAGGAGCCTGAAACAGTAAAGTGGTATGGCCAAACTTATAATATATACAACCGTGACACACTTTATAAAGAAGTGTGGGAAGCACCTGTAACTGAAGTTGCAAAGCGGTACAAAGTTTCCGATGTCGCCATACATAAGGTTTGCAAGGCACTGGAGATTCCAACACCACCGACAGGTTATTGGGCAAAGGTGCGCGCCGGAAAGCCGGTTTCCGTTATTCCGCTGCCCAAAAGCGATAAAGTTGCTCAAAAAACCGGAATCCGAACAGGCCTGGACTACCCGCCGGAAGTTGAGAAAGAAACACTTTTATTTTTAAGCGAAGAAGACCGTTCCGTTATCCTAACTGTTGCTTCACAGATACTGATGCCGGATGAAGACTCCAGAATGCACCCCAAAATAATAACTCACCGCAAAACGATTGCAGAATGGAAGAAACGACTCCAGGAGAACGAGAAAAAGGGTTGGAACAGGCGGAATTTGGACTTGCCGCCGTTTTTGGCTGATAACATTTCTGACGAGACAATTCCTCGGGCATGCCGAATTATTGACGCGCTGATTAAGGCTATGGAGCCGTTGGGCTGCTCTTTGACAAACGATCTCGCCTTTGTTGTAAACGGAGAAACAGTACGACTATCCTTTTCTGAATCTCAGGATAAAACAAATCATATTCCTACAAAAGATGAGAATATACAGCTTTTGAAATATGAGGAGGAACGCAAGCGGTACTCCTGGGCGTCAAAGCCCCAAATCCGAAAGTACGACTATGTTTATAACGGCCGGATCAGTCTTACGGTCAACAGTCAGAAGAACTTTCGCGATTGCAAGACATATGTTGTGGAAGATCGCCTTGGCGATATTATGATTGAAATATACGAGGCAGCTGAAGCACTCAAAAAAGCCCGTGAAGCCCGCGAAGAAGCTGAACGCAAGCGTCAGGAGGAAGAACGCCGCAAAGAGGAGCGACGAAAGCGTTACAATGTTGAAGTCGACCGGACTCTTGCCCTGATTAACCTTGCTGAAGACTACGATACTGCCAGTAAGATACGGGGCTATATAGCTGTTATTGAAGCATCAGGGTCACCAAGCGCAGATACTGCAGAATGGATTGAATGGGCAAAGGCAAAAGCCGACTGGTACGACCCCACGATCGCCAAAGATGACGAGTTCTTCGGTAAACGCGAACATGAAAAGGATGCGGACCACAAGAAACTGGAACACGCTGGTTACAGATGGTGATAAAGATACAGAAATGGGGTATACATAATGGCCTCTATTGAAGAAAGCGCAGCATTTGAGTATTGCGAAAAACTGTTTCGTGAAACAGATAAAAGAAATGATGGATATTACCCATCAAAACACAATAACTGATAAGAGGTCGGGAATCAATTCCCAACCTCAATTTCTGTGCCGTTCTTGAACTGAAATACCATTCTGCCATCGTGAAAAACGGTGGCTTTTTCAAGTAATCCTACCCACAGTCTTTCGTTCCATTCTTCAAGGACGAGGGGCTGGTGCTTTAATGCTTCAATGAAAAGTCGGAGTTCACGGTCGCGGTCTTGCTTTTGCGCTCTTTCCGCAGAAAGCGCATCGAGACGAGATGCGGTCTTTTCGTAGCGTTTCACCAGACTGCTGTACTTTTTTGTGTATTCTTCTTGGGATTGTGCGGAGGAGGCATTTTCTTTCACGCAGCCTTTAACCATCTCCGCCACAATGTCAATTTCCTCGGTGAGCTTCTCAATCTCCGCATCCAGCGCAGCGCAGTCCGAAACTATCTGACGGATTTGAGTGCAGTCGGCGATGACCCCATCACGGTTCTGCATCAGCTGATTGTAAGCCGATAGAAACTTTTGCTGTATCGTTTCCGTATCAAGGTGCGGTGTCCCACATTTCTTTTCACCTTTAAATTTTCTATTGCAGCGCCATATCACCTTGCGGTAGGCATCAGTGGAGTGCCATACTTTTTGACCGAAAAACCCGCCGCAGTCGCCGCATATCAATTTCGAAGAAAAAATATTGTTTCCACTGTAGGCTCTGCCGAGCGTCTTTCGTCTGGCAATTTCCGCCTGCACCATGTCCCAATCGGTGGGGTTGATAATGGCGTCGTGGCTATGTTCTACATAGTACTGCGGAACTTCACCCTCGTTGGCCTTCATCTTTTTCATAAGAAAGTCTACAGTAAAACACTTCTGTAAAAGAGCATCGCCCTTATATTTTTCGTTGGATAAGATGCTGTTTACCGTCGTCTGGCTCCATTTTTGTCTGCCGGATGGCGTTAGCATACCACGCTTATCCAAATAACTGCAAATCCCCGCAGGGGTCTTACCCTCAAGAAATAACTGATAGATGAGTTTTACGGTTTCGGCTTCTTCATCATTTATAACCGGGGTGCCGTCCTCACCTTTGTCGTAGCCAAGAAATTGCTTGTACGGCATACTGACCTTGCCGTCCGCAAAACGCTTACGCTGTCCCCAAGTTACATTTTCTGAAATGGAGCGGCTCTCCTCCTGCGCAAGGCTGCTCATGATGGTGATGAGCAACTCGCCCTTGCTGTCAAATGTGAAAATATTTTCCTTTTCAAAATATACCTCCGTGCCATGTTCTTTCAGCTTTCGCACTGTGGTAAGGCTGTCAACGGTGTTACGTGCAAAGCGGCTGACAGATTTCGTAACAATAAGGTCGATTTTTCCGCTCAAGGCATCTTGAACCATCTGCTTGAAACCAACGCGGTGCTTTGTATTCGTGGCCGAAATGCCTTCGTCCGTGTACACGGTGACGAACTCCCAGTCATCACGAGCCTTGATGAATTTCGTGTAATAGTCAATTTGCGCTTCGTAGCTTGTAAACTGCTCATCGCTATCCGTTGACACGCGAGCATATCCCGCCACGCGGCGTTTAACTATTGATGCGGTCGGCAGTGCTGTGAACTTGTTTTTTGTAGCGGGTATCATCGTTACTGCTCTTGACATGAATTGTTCCTCCTTTGCTTTGTTATTTCTGCGGCGGCGTGTTTCATTTCAGGAGTCCAACTATCCCGCCGTGAACGGTCTGACCATGTGCATTCTTCTGTTCTGCCATCCTTGAAAAAAATCTGCAGATGATTATCTTCCGGTATTTCGATGTGGTCAACGCGCTCGGAAAAAACCATAGCGTCATATTCTGATATGCCAAGTGCATCAGCGCAGACCGTTTTCAGCGTGGTTTCGGGTATCTTTTTCCCGTGGCAGGACGCTTTACCTTGTGAAACATAGGTGGAGCAGTTCCACCCGACCGCTCCGTTGCTTGTAACGTGCTTATAGTTTTTACCGCAGTGCGGGCAATAAATACGACCCGTAAACTCGCTGTGCTGTGGTGCGGGTCTGTTCTTTGCTGCCTCGTGCAATTTTTGTAACACTGTCTGTGCCGCGTTGAAAGTATCTTCATCAATGATGGCGGCGTGTGTTTCCTCGGCGTAAAACATCGGCAATTCGCCTGTATTTCTGCATCTTTTCTTTTCAAGATGATTGTTGCGGTAGTGTTTTTGGAGGATTGCGTTTCCTGTGTATTTTTCGTTTTCAGCGGTTTCGCGGATACGCTGTGCACACCATTTTCCGCCATGTGCGCAGGTTATTCCGCGACCATTCAGGTCTTGGCTTATTGTACCGAAGGTCTCCCCAGCAATTACACGATTGAAAACCTCTCGCACAATCGGCGCGGTTTTGGGGTCTATCTCAATTTTGCCTTTTTCGATGCGGTATCCGAACAGAAACCGAAAATTAATAAGTTCACCGTTTTCAAAGCATTTTCTGACCCGCCATTTCTGATTTTCGCTTGCGGAAAGGCTCTCCTCCTGTGCGTATGATGCAAGAATGGTCAGCATCAATTCACCCTCGGCGCTCATTGTGTGGATATTCTGCTCCTCAAAAAAAATGTCCACCTCTAACGCTTTCAATTCACGGACGGTTTCCAGTAAGGTCACCGTATTTCGTGCAAAGCGGGAGATGGACTTGGTAAGTATCATATTCACTTTCCCGGCACGGCAGTCTGCGAGCAGCTTTTGAAAATCCTCTCTGCTGTCTTTCGTGCCGGAAAGAGCTTCATCGACATAAACGCCGACATATAGCCATCCCTCGTGACATTGTATCAATTTGCTGTAGTAGCTGACCTGTGATGACAGCGAATGAAGCATGGCATCATTCCCAGTCGAAACACGGGCGTAGGCAGCGACCTTTTTTTGTTGCGCCAGTCTGGGTTTGTGCGATACTTTAATTACTGTTTTCGGCATTTTGTCACCTCCTCATAGTGTAACATATTACCGTCGTTCTCCTTATATAGCAAGTCATTATCGCGAAATAAACTACACGAAGATAATCCATATTTTTCGGCTATCATTGTATCAATTTCAAGGTACTCGCTTTCGGTTAAAATCCCCTTTACAAGCATCATACGAGCCTGCGCCATTGCGGATTTGTAGCCACAAATGCAGTCAAAATACTCCTTATTCATCTCTGCCACGCTCCTTGCCGAAACGCGCCGCAATGTAGCAATCATGAGAGCAGTATTTTCTGCTTTTATTACCGTTGCTTTCAAAAGGCAGTCCACATTTTTCGCAGACAAAACGGTATTTCGTTTTTGCACGGCTTTGGCGATGATGGCTGTTCCACCACGCAACACGACATCTGTCGGAGCAGAACTGTCGCGGTTTGCATTTTTCTTTGATTATTATTTGCTTTCCACATTGCTTGCAGGCAACTGTATTACCCAGTGCATCAGAACTCAGACCATTTCTTCTGCAATACGATTTAATCGTATTCTCTGAAATAGAAAGGGTTTGAGCAATTTTCGAGTACCCATATCCCTTACGGCGCAGCACCGCAATTTGCTCTTTTTGCTCGTTCGTCATTGCTTATCCTCCAATCCGAGGAAATCTCTCCCTCACTACCCACTGGAAGGAAAGCGGCGTCTTGAACGAAAAAAGAGCAAAAAAACAGACCCGCAAGAGTGAAAAAATCACAGTCGCGGGTCTGAAACTATAACTGTAGGTCAATAACTTGACCTGTGGTTAATTGCTTTTTCGTCAAAATGATGTATTTTGGTTATGGACAGAAAGGTCGTACTTGAACGAAAAAAAGCCGCTCGCAGGGTTATAAAAACCAATGAGCGGCAATGTAATAAAAATGTTCCGTTATACTTTCCGAATGCTGCACTTTGTGACCCAGCCCAGCCCGTTGTCCAGCAGATATGGGCAAGCGCGCTTGAAGTCGACGATCCGGGTAACGGTGCAGGTTTTATTCTGGAAAGTGTGGCCCTTTCCTCCGCCGTAGCTGTCGGAATAGACCGTGCCATTGAGAATCACCCTGTCGCCGATTGAGAAACCGGTTGATGGCGCAGGTATCGGTGCAGATGGTTCAAGTGCCTGTTTCACCATACTGATAAAGTCATCCCAAGTAACGCCCCAACAGCCGCTCCGCAGTTCATGCGGACAGTCCTTGTTCATCCAATGCGCGTGCTGAACCACCTTATCAATTGTGAGACTGTGTTTTTGGAGCAAGGTTGCGGTAAGCCACGCCGCATTAAGGCAAGCCTGTCTGAAACCTGCCCTGTCGTTTACACAGATTTCAATGCCGATGCTTGAGTAGTTGCCGTCACCGTTACCTCCATCGCCCGCATGCCAGCATTCACTTGTATCCTCAAAGGACTGCCAAATTTCACTTTTGTCAACGGTGTAATGCCAGCTTACCTCACGGTCAACCGAGCCGCTGTACAAATAATTGGCATGGTTTTTTGCTGTTGCGGTGCTGTCGTAATTTCCGGTGCAGTGGATTGTAATGTAATTGATCGCCTTTAGCGGTCTGTTCGGATTGTTGTGTAGCCCCTGCTGGCAGATTTTACGATTGATTATCATTGCTTTTATCCTCCTTGTTATGCAGCTGTATTAATATTTCTTTAAGTTTATCGGGAACAGACAGGCCGATTCTGCTTGCGTTTTCTAAGATTGACACGCCTTCATTTGACAGATAAAAAAAGATGACGGCGGTTCTCACCACATCACCCGAGCCGATAAACGTTCTGTCAGCTAAGTTTCCGACTGCCACCATCACAAAAATCAGCACCTTTTTGAAGATGCCACGGAATCCAACCTCACTGGACAGCTTTTTCTCAACAATGGCGCACATGATGCCTGTGGCATAATCGGCGACAGTAAAAGCTATCAAAGCATAAAGAAAACCATCCATGCCGCCCATAACCCAGCCGATCCAGCCGCCGATTGCTGTAATGCAGAACTGAACCCAAGACCAAATTGTTTCTGCTTTCATAAAATCCTCACTTTCGTATTAAAAAAAATATATAAAAAGCACCTCTGCCGGGATTTGTTTTCCCGAAGCAGAAGTGCTGAATATTTAATAAGCCCTATCAAGAAGCTCTGTAATGAAAAATAAGTTTACATAAACGCTAAAGCTAAATTGTCAATTACAAAATCATACTGAATTTTCATAGTATTTGTTGATGTTTTAGTGACCGGAGTTGCAAGAAGTGTCTGTGCTCCGGGCGGTTGTAACCCCCACAAACCATAATAATAGGTGTTACTTAAACTAAGTATTGCATACATCGCCTCACTGGCAGACGAGCATACTGTCCAGTTTGAGAAAACATAGCATCCGATTTCAGGCGTATTAGCAAAACTACAACCATATGAAATCTCATTAAAATTGCTGTCAAAAACAGTTACATTGTTTGAGTTGTCACCCTTACACCCCAGCATCCAGCAGCTTTTGGTTTTACCGAGAAAATTGAAGTAATAATCAGTACCAGTGTATTCTTTTGGCTGTGTTACAGCTGTTGAGGTTGAAACACCGGTAAACGCAGAATTAATATTAATCATATATGCCATATTCTTGCCGTTAACTACATAATAAACTGCAATATATAAAGTGCCGTCTGAAAAATAGCAGTCCACTACATTAACACTTCTGCCACCCGCGTCATTAAACAAGGTGTAGAGTAGGCTGTATTGTGCGACAAAGGTACCGTCTTTATTGAATCTTGTTACCTGCACTTGATTTGTGCCGGATATCCATCCCCAAACCACTGTGTATAAATAATTATTATCGACACCTATTCGGTTAATTCCTAAATTATCCGTGCTATAAGGCGTTCCGTCAGCTTTTGCAAGCCTTATCGGTGTTGTGTCCGCAATAGTTCCTGAATCGGCATAGAGCTTTCTCATATAATAACTTGTCTGATTTACAGAGCTTACTGTTTCATAAACATTTTGCTTTAGCCACAGTATCCCCGTTCCAACGTCTATCGTCATCATGTCAGCACTATTTCTAAGGTAGTAATATAGCGGAAGATTTGAAATTGTGTTATTAGAATCGTTACAATATTTGCTTGGATAAATTTCTGTAAGTCGGCAGAAATTACGGATATTTTCGGTTAAACCCCACCATATTGTCTGAAATGTACCGTTGGCAGCGTTGGTAGGAAAATCAAATACAAAGTGCAGCTTTATTTTTCCGTTCTGTAAATCATAAGTCAGTGAAGTTTCTGAAAGATTTACAGAGCCTTGTGTACTGCTTGTTCCGGCATAGGTATTGTCTTTATCAGCAAACCCTACTAAAGTACCCTTGATGTACCTCGTTGCCGGGTCTTCTGCTCCGGTGTAATCAGTTAATATCAGCTTCTGAAAAGGGATAGACCTGTATTTATTACCGATATTTCCGCCAAAGGAATTTACAATCTGATTGTTAAACAACCTATAAAGGAAGTTTTCTAAGAAGATAACTTGCCCTGCATAGTTATTTATGCAGTTCTCAGTGTACGATTCTTTCAGCTTGTTACCTGTATCCGCATCAAACAATTCAATTAAGGCAGCACCTTTTATTGTTGAAATAGGCTTATTTTTTTTGAGTTCTGTTGTGGTGTTTTGCTCAAAATCCTTGGTATAACAAATAACTTCTTGAAACTCCATAATACACCTCTCATTTATACATAATTAATTCTGATGCTGTCAACATTACAAACATCTTTGCTTACAGATTGCTTTAAGTACCAACCGAGCCGAATGAGCTGCGAGCTGCCCGTCAACAGCTGCCACTGCGATTGTGTCAATGAATTTAATACTGTCGGTGTAAGTGCTGAAGTATCGACATTTGATAGATTTGAAATATCAATAGTTGCCCAGGCACTGCCGGTCCAGGTTTTCCATGTAACCCCTCCGTCAACGCTGCATACAAGCTTTATAACCCCGCTGCCGCTTAAATTAACAGTTGTAACTGCACTTTTTATAGCAGTTGTAATATTGTAATCTGTATTCTGAAGCACTAACATAGGCTTTGGTGCTGCGGTTGTAACTGCAGTATATGTTTCTGGTGACCCAGGGTCATCTGTCCAAAATAAAAGACCGGGATTGTTCGAAACAATTCCAGCCCTGCTTGAATATAGAGTAGTATCACCATAACTTTTAAAAACAGCTTCTGTAATGGGAGGGTCGGCAACTTTTACAAATTTATCTGAAGAAGTATCCCAATGCTTGATGCCGTTAACCCCGTCATCAATAAGATAAAAATTGTTATACCCGGAAACACATCTAAAAAGCTGTAAGGAACCTAAATTGGCAAAAGATTGATTAGAACCTCCGTTCCTACCAAAATCAGTAATGTTAATTCTATAAAACTGAAATGCAGCTTGAATATCGGATATTATGAAGGTTTGTGTTGTAGTCCATACATCTTTGTTTGATTGAGAATCAACAACCGTCCAGGTGATACCATCATTACTCCCGTCTAAATGCCATGAAATAGGATAATCAGCACAATCACACCTTGGAAACATTGAATATTTACTTATTTGTATGGGCTTATCAAGCTTTATCTGCACCCATACAGGGTTTGAATCATTCACGGTTATTGGCCATGATGAATGCCAGTAAGTCTGATCATTACTGTCAAAGACATTATATGCATCACCTATTTGTGCATTGATGCAACTTGCGGCAAAAGGTGACGGTGAAGAGTTCGAGGTCATTACCGGAATATATCCTATATCATCTGTAATATATGCTGCCATCAGCTAACCACCAACCCTTCTATGCCTGCAAAATTTGATGCATCAGGCAAGACTCCGGTAAACAGTGTGCCTGATCCAAGAGTTGAGCTTGTCATAACTGTACTATATGAAAACACAAAATGGAGCGTACCATCCATAATAATAAATGAACTCTGCGTGTAACTGCTCATATCAGAACTATTGAAATCCGTCTGGTCTGCAACCCTTACAAGTGCCACATTTGAATTTGTTGAAGAAATATGCAAGCAAGGGTCTGAATATCCAATCTGCTGGAGTACGCTCGCTCCCGCCTGAGGGCTGAATATAACAGTATTTGCAAGCACAGTATGCACTGTAACCATATCAATATATGTGAGCATTTGCTTTACTTCAGCATGAGGCGGCTCAGCATTAAGTCCGCCTTGCAGATTTCTGCCGTCAATCATACACTGAAAATTATACATAGGAACTGTAAAAGCGCCAGAATCAACACTCACGGTTATGCCTAAATAATGAGCTCCGGCAGAAACCTGCGGAATACCAAGGGGTATGCCGATGATGTTGTCGCCCTGCTGCAGCTTTTGCTTTGGTTTAAAAGAAATATTACTGCCGTCAATCTGTATGTTTAAGGTAATGGTACAGACCTGAGATGCATTACCATAGATGGAAATAAACAAAGATAAATTTGTATTTGCAACTGCTGTTACCCCTAAATAGACAGGCTGTTGTGAAGTTGTGCTGATATTCAAATCACCGGGATTTGCATAATAGAGCATGGAACTTGTAGCCTGTGCAACCATATTGCCCATCTGGTCGGTTGTGGTTTTCAGCAGCTTGTTAATATCCTCTGAGGTTTTTCTTAGCTGCCCTAAATACACCTTGGAATTGATACCCGTTAATCTGTCACTGACTATTTTTACAACCTGAACCTTGCCGTTTATATTTAAATCACTGTGTTGAACGGTAACAATATCACCGACATTCACAGCCTCAAGCTTACTGTAATTTGCATATTCCTTGGTTTTAGAAAGCTCAATTAAGTCTATTTCTATGGTTGTTCTCTCAAGGCCTATTGTAGTTGCTACGTCCATTGCCATGGCTCTTAAGGTTACTTCATCATCTGCATCAAAGGTAACTTTCTTGACAATCGGAAACGGTGGATACTGAATTCCGTTCCAATCAACAACCGATACATATTTTTCAGTGAGGGCAATGCCGTTATTGCCAACAGGGTAAAGCTTTGTGACGATATCTGTTGAATCATTGATTACTTTTATTTCGTTTATGTTTTTGCCGTATTTTACTGTGACCCCGTTATCCTTACCCATTGCTGTTAGTATTTTAATAGAAAAGTTATCCCTTACAAGCTCACCCATACCCCATTTTTCAAGGATATTAAAGATGGCCTGGGCACAGTTGATTTGGCTAAATGAAAGAGAACTTGCAACCACAATATCGGAATCCACTGTAAAAATTGATGCCATAGTTGTAGTTAGAGCCATGGTCATTGCGGATTTCATACTTAAATTGCTGAAGGTCACATTTTCAATTAAATCAAATGAAAGGTCATAAAATATATGCTTTGCCCAGACTGTTGTAACACTGCTGTCCTTTGAGTCCTTCTGCACTTGATATATTCTAAAAAGCTGACCTTTATCGTCCTTTATGATATTGTATTTTTCAAAAAAGGCGGCTTTCTTTGAGTTAGATGGATAATCAAGCTCCAAAGAATAGTCCCCGTTCTTCTCCTCCGTAACTTCAAACCGGATGCATTCATTTAGAATGCCTAAACCGTTATTATTAAAGCTGCCTTTTGTGGTTTTCTTGTCGTAGATATTGAACATGGTGGCAACCTCCGGTTAAGATTTGCGCATTGAAAAAGGGTGGAAAAAAACACGAGGCAATTTAGCTCCGTGTTTTCTCACTATATTCACATTATGCTTATTAGGGACGTAACGGTAAATTGTCTTTGGAAGGCACGAAAATAACTCGATCCGATTGAAATAATCTCTTTTCAATTTTCTCTTCCCACCTATAAACCGCTGTATCTGCACTTTCACATTTTTTACAAGGACGCATAAATCGTCCTGTGTCAGCAAAAGAAATATTGCTTTTTTCCATCATACTTCTAATTCGACTTCGCTCTTTTTCAATTGTATTAATATTTAACGAAAGTACATCCGAAACAAAAGAATTTAATTGCCCGATTCTTAATCGTTCGCAAAATTCTTGAAGAATGATATTTGGTGCTAAATAAAAGTCAATATTACTCTGTGATAATTGCATAAAACCACATTTTAAACATCTGCTGCCTTGAATATTTCTTGAAAATACTGCGTTACTAAGCGCTTCCTCAATATCAACTTCATGCTTGCTTTTAATTTGCCTTGCCAGATTAATTGATACAACACACAGCTTTTCATGTAAAGCTTGTGCCCAAGGTTCTTGTCCTACGGTAATATCAAAACCATTTTGAACACATACCCAAACATCACTCAAACCTTCCTTATGAAAAGCATTCAAATGATGGTCAACACTTTTATCTCTTTCCCAACATGTAATATCTTCGTTTATCCAATTAATCCAGTAGGTCATATTTAATTTTGAAATTAATTCAAACATTGAACGTAAGACCATTCCATAAAAATCCATACAACCCCTCATCTCGAAACATACTATATTGCCGGCAATCATTTATTTTGTAAAAATTCAAGGTAACGTTAAACGTTAAAGCCTTTCAAGCAACAATCGAATAATGTGCAAAATATAAATTTTCTAATTTCAAGGTTTATAAATTATCAAAAATTTAATAACATTATTATACAACAACAATTTCCACAAGTAAACATATAATTGTCACAACCATCTCCAATTAGGAGCAATCTCAACACTTGAAACCGAGCCGCTCCATGAAATACTGTTGTCCCCAACATCGAATACAGGAAACGCCCCCGCCATCTGATTGTTGCAGTTATTAAGGTTTGAATCATAGCAATCCTGTAGAACCGAGTCCAAAATAAAAGAGCCGATTATCTCTGTCAACTGAACTGATTTGCCATTAATGATAAATGTTACTTTCCCAGTGCCGTAAATTTTTATAATGGGTTCTGAAAAAACAGTACCAATGTTGGTTATAGTACCAGGTGTAATAAGGGTTATAAGCGTGTTCTCAACCTCATATTTAAACGGTCTGCAGTTAAAAACAATAGGGAACTCACCGAGCACCCTATATGTCTGCGTGAAATCAATGTTGTTCACAACCTGCGCCATATATTTTCGTTTTTTCTGAAAACCGAAAACAAGGTCACTTTCACCGGAGCCGAGCAACCAACCCTTTATACTGTCGAGTATATTCGCTAAATTATTATCGTCTTTTACAGAGCATTCAACAGTGATAGTCATATCATCATAAACACCCGGGTCGAATTTTACTGTGGAGCTGCGTCCGGGTATTGTTACATAATCAATCCGTCTTTTTGGTGAAGGAATGGCTGGCCTTTTATCAATAAGTATTCCGAAATCGTCATAGCTGTTCTTCCCCGCGAAATCAAAGCTTAACATTTACGCGCCACTCCTTCCCATTGACAGTTTACGCTGATAAAAATCAAGCTCATAAGCCAGATTTTCTATATCTTTATCAGTATTGTTGTAAAAGTTTGTAATAGTGAGCATTAGTGGATTTGACGTAATGGGGTTTGAGCCTGTCACGCCGTTTCGTTTTGTGTTCAGAGTGACATCAGTGTTAAAGCTTGTTGGTATCGCCTTTTGCATATTGTCCTTAACCCCGTTCATAGCTTTCTCAAAGCCGACGCTTATTCCTGCACCCATATTTCCGCCTATGTCTGCAAAAACGCTTGACGGAGAATGGATGCCGAGTAGACCCTTAACTCCGCTTACTATGCCGCTGAAGAAGTCTGTAATTTTACTTTTCAGCCAGCTGCCCATGTTTACTATTCCCTGCCACAAACCTTTGACAATATTTCCTCCGACCTCCGCAAACTGCGGCAATGCCTGTGCAAAACCGCCGACGAGCGCCATAATAATCTGCGGTATTGCCTTTATGAGTCCCGCAATGATGGCGGGCAAATTCTGCACGAGCGCAATAAACAGCTGAATCCCAGCGCTTATGATTTTGTCGATATTTTTTGTGAGTGCCGTTACAATGCCTGTGATTATCTGCGGGATTGCTTTGACTATTGAGGATATAATCTCCGGTAAAGCTCCTACCAGCGCCAAAAACAGCTTGATACCGGCGTCAATAATCATGGGAATCGACTGCAATATCGCGTTTATAAGGCTGGTTATTATTTTCGGGATTGCATCAATCAGCGCCGGAATTGCTTTTACAAGCCCCTGTGCCAGACCGACAATTAGCTGCAGCGCACACTGGATGAGCATAGGAAGATTGTCCACCAGAGTTTGCACTATAAATGTTACGAGCGACACAATCTCGGGGATAAGTTTTGGCAATGACTGTGCGATTCCCTGTACAAGGCTCATGACAATCTGCACTGCGCCCTGAATCAGCATAGGCAGCGACTGAATGATTGTTCCAGTCAGGGTATTTATAAGGGTTTTGGCAACACCGATTATCATTGGCAGGTTATCGGTAATACCTTTGACAAGAGCGTTTACAACACCTGGCAGTGCCTGCGCTATACCTTGGGCAAGTGAACCTATTGTGGTTATAAGCTTAGGAATTGCCGATGTCAGCCCGCTGATAATAGAAGAAACGCCCTCCGTAAGCTGTTTTTCTGCTCCTTTTTGTCCTGAGAGAACGCCGGCGAATGCGTTTGCCACATCAGCCATTCCGGGCAGAACATCAGAGGCTATTTTGTTTTTCACACCGCTGAACGCTGATTTAAGACTTACCATAGACTCGGCAAAATCGGCAGATGATTTGACCGCCTTGTCGCTCAGGACAAGCCCTAAATCGTTTGATTTCTGCTTTAACTCTTCGGTTTCAGTGTTTGTTTGGTTTAAAAGTGGGGCCAGTTCCTGGGCGGATTTGCCGAACATCGCCATGGCGTCGGCACTTTTGCGAGCGCCTGCGGGCATATTTTGCATAGCCGCTACTACAGTATTAAACTGTTCCTCCGGCGACAGCTTTTTAACTTCATTAAGGTTAAGACCGATATCGGCAAACACAGCGCTCGCTTTTTTACCGTTTGAGGTTACGCCGTCAACCGACTGGGTTAAGCCTTTCATAGCTTTTTGCATTGAGTCGATATCCGTTCCGCTTCGCTGCAAAACATAGCTCCACTCCTGATAGCTTTTTGCGGATATTCCTATTTTTTGCGACTGTTTGTCAATTTGTTCACCGACTTCCGCAGTCTGGCTTGCCATTTCATAGAGTTGCTTTCCTGCTTCTACTGCCGCCGTGCCTATAGCGGCGCAGCCCGAACTGACCGCCGCACCTGCGCCTTTCAGAACACTGCCGAGCTTTGAAAATCTGCCGCCGGATTCCTCAACATCGTTTCCTGATTTTTTAACGTCACTGCTGAATTTCTCCGCCTGTTTATCCGCACCTTCAAAAGCCGCCGCGTCCTCGCTTAAAATTCTGTTGTTCTGCTGAAGTTCTTTTTCAAGGTTGTTCAGATCTGCCTTTGCGTTGTTCAGCTGAACTACCCACGCCTGCGTGCGTTTATCGCTCTCGCCGAAAGAGGAGGAAGCATTGGCAAGAGCCTGTTCAAGTGTTTCTATTTTCTGTTTCTGTGCATCAATTTCTTTGTTCAGCACCTGTGTGCGGGAGGAAACCGCTTCCATTGATTTATCCTGCTTATCAAACTGTGATGCAACCAGCGTCATTTCAGAGCCTAAAACCTTGAATGACTGGTTGATGTCACGAAGCGACTGTTTAAACTGCTGTTCTCCCTCAATGCCTATCTTTAAACCAAAATTGTCTGCCATACACTTCCTCCTCCCTAAAGCGGAATTACTTCATCTATCGAAGCTTCACTTTTTGGTTTTGTAAGCCCCAAAAACTGCCTGTGGCAAGTTACAAAGTCCAAAAGCTGACCGATTGGCATCAACCACACTTCATACTCAGAAAATCCAAGCTGAACGCGCCCGAAATACTGAAGTCGGGTAAACAACTCTGCATCGTTTACCCGACCGCTGCGTTTGGGGAAGTGTCATCGCTTTCAATATTTCTTTTTGTCCCTTTTTGCATCGCTTCAACAAGAGCGTTTTTATATTCGGCAAGTTCAAACGGCGATGTCAGCAGTTCAACCTCGTCCTCAGTCAAAAGCGGGTCGCTTGATTTGTTTTTCAGATTGTTTATCTGAATGCCCTGATTGGCAAAAAGGGTTAAAAGC